GCCCCCGCCACTGCAAGAACACCGCCCACTGTGATAATCATTTCCTTTGTACCATCATCAAGCCCGGCTATCCAGTCACAGGCTTTGGAGAGCCATTCTACACCCTGTTTTAAATAAGGCATTACCAGGTCAACAAACTGTATCATCAGGCCTTCTATCTGCGACTTTAGCAAGGTAATCTGTCCTGACAGATTATCATTCATGGTGTCCGCCATTTCTTTTGCAGCGCCATCCGCAGAGTCAATGGATGCTACCAGGTTATTAAAATCGCTATCACTGGCGTTAATTATTGCAAGCATGCCCGACATAGCTTCTTTACCAAATAAAGTCGCTGCTGCCTGTGTCTGTTCTTCTTCTGTTAGCCCCGCAAAAGCAGACCGCAATGTCAGCATAACTTCCCGTAGTGATTTTGTTTTCCCTGCACTGTCTACAAGAAGATTGTTATCTATACCAGTTGTTTCTATTTTTCCTTTCTGTGCAACATCCAAATCATAAATAGCTGCCTCCAGATTATTCTGCGCTTTTTCAAGATTTAACGCCGCAGTCTGTGCCTGTGAAGAATTAACCCCATATTTTGCAACGGCATCATTATATTTGATTTGCGCTTTTTCCATATCAATGGTTTTATTTTCAACTTTTGTTTGTGCCTTTTGGAGCTTCCCATCATCAATTACATTAGTCGTATTTTTTGTTGCCAGTCCAAGCTCAACCATCGCATCTATCATTTTATCTGTTGGACTTGCCAGATTCGTCAAAGCCCCTCTAAGGGATGTTCCTGCTTGTGATGCCTTAATACCACTATTCGCCATCAATCCTATTGCAAGTGCCGTATCTTCCGCTGAAAAACCTAATGCCCCCGCAACGGGGGCAATGTACTTAAACGTTTCTCCCATCATGGATACGTTTGTATTTGCGTTACTGGATGCTTTTGCAAGAAGATCAGCAAAATGCCCACTATCTGATGCCTTAAGCCCAAAAGCAGTCAATGCATCTGTTACAATGTCGGAAGTAGTCCCCAATTCTTCTCCAGAGGCTGCCGCAAGGTTCATAATTCCTTCCAGTCCATCAAGCATATCATTGGTCTTCCATCCCGCCATTGCCATGTATTTTAATGCCTCGGCAGATTCAGATGCAGAAAACTTGGTGGTCTTCCCCATTTCCTTAGCCTTATTTTCCAAAGCTGCCAAGTCATCCCCCGTAGCTCCCGAAATTGCGCCAACCTCTGACATACTGTATTCAAAATCTGCTGCCGTATCTATGGCCTTTTTCCCAATCAAGGCAAGGGGCGTTGTAAGTCCAAGGCTCATTTTCTTACCCAGCTTCGTAGCGCCCTCACCTACTGTCTTAAACCCTCCGGAAAGTTTTTCTGAAAAGGATTTTGCCTTGTTTGTCGTTTCATCAATAGCGCTGTTTGCCTCTCCGTTTTCTACTGCTATTTTTCCTATAAGTTTGAATACTTCTGTCATCCCATCACCCCGCTATCCAAGGCAAAATCCCTGTAAAATATTCTCTGAACGTGCAATAATTTCTTCCTTTTTCGCTTCATCCATAACACCATTCTTTTGTGTTCCCGCGGACAATTCTTCTTTAAATTCTGCAAAGGATTTATCATAGACCTTATGAAGAAAGAAATCCCACATCATGGAATCGCTTTTCTCTTCCTCCATCTTATTCAAAAGAAACACCGCAAAAGCGGCAAACTGTCCCATACAAATCAGGCTGTCAAGGAAAGAAAATGGACTTGCGTACCGTTTATGCAGCAAGTCCATAAATTCTAAAGCCCCAACCGTTTGATGTATTTCGAAGCAACCCTGAAAAAATCCGCAAATTCCTCTTTTGTTACAAAATCCAGAATCATTTCCATAAATACGTTGATTTCAAGATTTTTCACTTCTTTCACAGTCATACCGCTGACACCGGCAAGCAGCAAATATATTTCCTGCTCACAGGAAGGTAATCGTTCCAAAATTTTATTGGCAACCTTAAGCGCAATTTTTACTCCAACAAGGAAATACGTATCTTCCTTTTGAAGGAGCTTTTCATCTGTTTCTGAGCTTTTCTGCTCCGCTTCACCCTGTTCTCTGGCATCTCTGATTTCACTTACCACTTCATCATCAAAAGCCCGTATCAGTTCGTCAACACCTACCTTGCTGATAACCTTAATCATGGGAAATAAATCCGTACTGTTCAGTTTCCGAAATTTATACGGCTTTTCCTCTGTTTCCGGTGAAGGTACAACGGCTGTTATTTCTTTGTTTCCACTGTTTGCACAGGCAACATCATTCATAATTTCTCACCATCCTTTTCCGGTATTATGCTTTTACTCCATCCGGCCCTGAATTATTTTCATTGCCGCCTGCATTGCCGGGGTAATAAATATATACAGGAAGCGTGTCCTGAGAAGTATCCTCCCCGAAATCAGCATAGGGCTTGAATGTTGCCGGAATCACCGTTGCCTCTTTATTCTTTCCGGATAACTCAAGTCCCGAAGTGCAAAGGGCATTTTCCATGATAATAATAATAGGTGTATTATCCACAAGAAAGCCCACAAAGGCTATATTATCAGCGTAGTCAGAATCTTCAATCGCGGACTTCGTAGCCAGTTTGGTAAAGCCTTCGGCTTCGGACTCCACCTCTTCTCCAATCATAGCCAGTTTCAGGGAGCCGATGCTGACTTCCACAAGATTAATTGTGAGCTCTGCCGTTTCTCCCTGCTTATGTGTCAGACCTCTTGTCTCCACCGTTGCGCCATCTACTTCAATGGTGACGATATTCGGTGTAAGTTTGAAGCTGTTACCGCCGGATGTGGCACCGAAAATCTCACCGCTCCACGCCTTTTTTTCCGTATCCCAACGCAGATTTTTATAAATTGTCCCTGCCCCTATCATCAGGGACTTTGGGGTTCTCTCTGTTATTCCCGATTTCTTAAGGCCTTTAAATAAAGCCATACTCACTTACCGCCTTTCCATGTTTTTATTGTTAAATTAACCTGTACTTTCTGTAGCTGCTCATTTCCTGATTCCACCGGCTGGCAATTACAGTAAAAAACCGCAATCGCCTGATTTCCAGACAATGCGGACAATCCTTCCACCTGTGGGAAATGTTCTTCAATTTTGTCCGCTTCCAATAATAATTCCAGAAGCGTTCCTTCACTGCCCGGCGTTTCCCTTGTGAACCCATCCAGGATGAGGGTAAATTCTTTTTCTCCATCCTCTGTCACTGGTTCTGACGGAACCAACTCACCCACAAAATACGGATATGCTGGTTTTGGTTTCTTATTTTTCTGAAAATAGTATTCAACCCCCGCCTTTTTCATTTCTGCATTTATAAATTTAAGAACCTTTTGCATCACATACTCCCAAACAATTCTTCTGCCCGACGCACCAGCCGGCTTTTTAAAGAAGTAAATGCTTTAAATAATGGCCTTTTTGGCTTTTTTCCTTTGGTGAAGACATAGGTCAGATTTCCATTTTTGTCTTTTCTGACTTTTACCCATCCATACCTTTTTGCAGTAGCAAAGGGAATCTGATTCCGACCTCCTCCGACTCTAATCCACCACCCGCCTTTTCTTCCGTTTCCGTCAAGAGCATATTCCCCGGTACCAAATTCTTCCCAGATGGCATTTTCCATGTTAGAGCCCACATAACCGTTCAGGGCCGCCTCATCCACTCTGTAACCAAAAGAGCCCGCCGTGCCGCCTGTAACACGTTTGGAATTTCGCTTTACCTGCGCTTCAAGCTCACCACAAGCCTCGTACAGCCACGCAACACAGGAACCGTTAATCATGTTTTTACACTTCACACTATTATCAACAAACTCAACTGCCATGCTCTAACCTCCTGTGAATTTCAGGAAAATTTCAAGCTGCTCATGTAGCCCCATCGGGTCGTCATAAAGAGTCACCTCATAAATCTCACCTTCTACTATTATCCGACTGTTTTCTGGCGTGATTTTTATTTCCTCTTTTTCATCTGCGGAATATACCAATGGAAAATAATTACACAGAAAAATATGAGTGGATTCCTGCATTTT